CTCCACTTACTCGAAGAGCAACCTCCCATCGGGCTTTGCTGCTTGTGTCGGACGGCGAATGACAACAAGCCCCTGGAGGAGGATTTAGGAGGCAGCACACAACCCTTGCATCTTCACAAGCACCGAAGTTCGGTATTCATAAAGAGTCAAGAGCTGCGGCTGTTGTCGCATAGTTGCACCAGCAACCTGAAATTTCGGGATCCATTCTCTGAACACTTCATCTGAATGCAAACTTAGCTCAAAAGCAGCAGTTTGCATGTTTTCACACGTTTTGTCTTCAATGTCGAGATCACCTCTCACCCAATTTATCATTTCCAAGATTGTGTCAAGAGCCAGAGGGGCGCGAAACAAACCACTCCTACCACGGAAGAATTTTCGTTTCAAGAAACTAATATCCTCTATGGCACGAAATGGGATGAGCTCACCACTCTTCGATTCATCTGTGTACGTCATACCGAATGTTGCATATCCTTCAGCAATAGTAATCTGGTTGAATTGTTCAATGATTTCGTCAGAAATGTTCACGATATTATCATCACCATAAGCAATCATAGCAACATGCTCACCAAAAGCTTGCATGTTACGCATTTCAACAGGCATTTTAAGAAGCCAAACATACCGCATGGAAAGGGAGTTGTAGATAGAGTTAATAATTGCAGTCAAAGGGCATCCAGAAGGTTGGGAATGAGTCCACATATACACACTATTTTCAAACACATGAATGGAATTAACAATTTCAACCCACAGAACCTCTCGAATGAGCATATTCTCTTCACCATCATCGTAGAAACGATTAACGATGTCAAGAACAGCCCAGAGAAATTCACCAACAAGAGTACCATCGAAGTGGGTAAAATCGCCAGCAATGACTTTCTTACCTTTGCTCTGCATACGCTCAGCAATATGATGCCAATCCATAGAATACACATTGGTACCAACCGCAATTTCGTTGTCAATGCGGTTACGAGCGCAGTGGGCAGCAAAGCCGAGAAAGTATTTACGAAAAACCAACGTGTAACACATCGGTCCTGCGGAAAATATCCTCGTCTTTGCGTCCAAGATCTTTTGCAAAGGTCGTCGTTCATCCTTCAGAGTGTCAGTCCAAACAGTTGGGGTTCGTATTCCTTGTCTTGCGTTGTCTTCAATGCGAATCATTTCATCTTCAACTTCTTGTGGGAGGAAATATTCATCATTTCCAAACCATTGTTATTTTCCTTTTCCTTTACTAAAACGCACAAGAGGGTACCCAGGTGACGTAGTTCGAGTTATACCAGGGGCATATTCATCCATTTCAATGCCAGCGACAGCTTCCATGTTGGTGAGTACTCGTTTGTGATCGGGGAGAGTGTTGTCTGTCACAATACGAGCAACATCATTAGTACAAACTTCCAGAAGTTGATTGTCAAGAGGGGGAGGTATACACCCAGCTTTCTTCAATCCTATCATCAATGGGTCAACAACTTTACCATGGCACTTCACTTTACGCAAAACACTAGGCGCAGTTGTCGCTTCAGCAACAAGTTCAAACACGGCACTTTCACGCAATTTCGTTTTGACTGGACGAGGAATGGGGTACAGTGGTTCACCAATGCTAATGAAATTTCCTTCAGGGAGTAGGATTTCTGAATTGGAACAATTAAGTAAAGGGTCCATTTCGAGTTGAATTTGGGATCG